GAAAGGACGCTGCGGCTTCTTGGCGCTCATGCCTGCTGCACCGGAGCGACACTGACGGAGAGGCCTCCTAGACCCGCTGAGGGACCCTGTAGGCCCTTGCGACGAGCTAGGTCATCAGCGATACGCAGTTGCACTTCCTCGCTGGAGACAGGCCCCTGGACGGTTGCCTGACGGCCACCGGTCGGGACGAACTCCGAAGCGACCTCGCGCCTACCATCGGTGCGAGCGATGCCGCCCAGTGCGGACCGCTTGACCTCGGTGTCTGAGTACTTGCCTTGGATCTGATCAGGGTCGATGACGCCAACAGTGACGCCCTGCTGATTGAACTCGATCTCGGTCTTGATGGCACCTTCGCCATAAGCTTCACCCTTGGCGTTGCGCAGGATGGCAGTCGGCGTATGTACCCGACGCCCAGCGTTGTGCGTCTGCTTAGCAAGGACTCGATTGGCCTCGCCAGCGGGGATAACCTCGCAGCAGCCGTTAGCTACATTGCGCTTGAGCAGAGGATCGTTGAGATCCTCTTCCAGTAGCGGATGCATGTCGCCCGGGACTCCTCGGGGCTTCAGCTCGATGCGTCGGCCCTCAGCCTGGCGCTCAAGGCGCAGAGAGAACGGGGCTCGGTATCCGTTGCGGATGAACCAGGGACCCTTCTTGTTCTCCTCGGCCAGCTCCTGCTGGTACTGAGCACGCTCAGCTTCCTCAGCATCGCGCCGTTCCTGCTCTTCGGCGATCCATGCTTCCACGATCGCCAGCTCGGCCGGGATGGGGATACCTGCGTTCTTGCAGGCTACGTAGGCCGAGAGCTTGGCTTGGCGCTCTTCTTCGGTCATGGGCTTCAGCTCGTCGGCTGGAGGGGCGATGACGACCTTCTTGACGGGGGACTTCTTAGCGGGGGTTCGCTTCGCGGCGGGCTTACGCTTGGTAGCCGACGAAGTAGTGCGTGATGCTGCCATATGAGGTGGCTCCTTTGACTGTATGTAGGACTTGTACGACTTTTGCACGGGGTGCTAACTCTTACCTCATACGTTGGTGGTAATTTCCTGCCTGTCGAGGGGGTAACTACTGTGAACTCCCTTTTGAAGACTGGTAAGAAGCCCGCCCGGTATGACTCCACGACCATTCGCTATGCGGACGTGCGTCCTGCTGGGCTGATCATTCCGAAAGCCCCTAAGGTCGGGGGCGGGTACGGCACTGACTTCCAGAATTGGTGGATGCTGGGCAACGGTCCGCAGGATGATGGATCTATTCCCTCCTCCTGGGCTGCCGCTCAGGGCGCTGGTGATTGCGTATACGCGGGCCTTGGGCACGGCGTCTTCGAATCTGCCAAAAACGCTAAGCGACCCATCCCGAAGATCTCGGGCCTGACCACACTCAAGCACTACTCTGCCGGGACGGGATACAACCTGCAGACCGGAGCTGGCGACGACGGCACGGATGTGCAGCAGGCACTGCAGTGGATGCAGACAACCGGCTTCGCCGATAACGCTGGCGTCGCTCATAAGATCGGTACTTTCGTATCGCTTGAGCCCGGCAATCTCGATCAGCTCTGGGAGGCCCTGTGGTTGTTCGAGGAGGTTGGCATCGGCATCCAATTCCCCGTCAGCGCCATGGACCAGTTCAACGCTGGCCAGACCTGGTCGGTAGTGCCTGGTGCCTCCATCGACGGTGGCCATTACATCCCGATCGTTGGTCACCCGACCACAAACGTCTGGACCGTGGTCACCTGGGCTCAGCGTCAGCTCATGACCCCTCAGTTCCTGACCACGTACTGTGATGAGGCATATGCCTGGATCGATCCGCTGCGGTACAATTCCGTTACGGGTCTTACTCAGCAGAAGTTTGATGATGCCGAGCTTGAGCAATACATCCATCAGGTCACAAGCTATACTCAGAGCCCTGTAAGCAGGGTCAAGAGCTTCTTCGGATTCTAGACATTTGATAGATGTTGTAGGTCTGCTAAGCTCGATTGATCGAGGGTCTACGCACCCTGCTTAGCAATCCAAGGAGCTTGAATGCCGATCCAAACGATGGATCCCCCAAGGCGAGAACGCTATCACGGTCGCCCCGCCCTCTATACAGACGCACAGATCGATGAGATAGCCAACGGCCTTCTTGACGGTCGTTTCGTTGGTGACCACGACCCGATCATGCCAACGGATGGGACTCCCGAAGCCGTCGAGCGAGCCAAGGGCTGCGCTTATCAGCGAGGCGCTGGCGTACGCAAACGCTTAGCCGAACGAGGGATACCCTCAGACACTGTCCGCGTCAGTGCCTGGCGTGTCGGCGAAGGCTTCGTATGGGCGGTAGGCCCCAAATGAACGGCTGGCCCACGCCCTTGGGGAGACTAGGGTCCCCAGAAGATCAGCAACCTAGGGTGATGTGACAGTGCCTGGCGCGTCAGGACCGGCGCTGATCTGGTCAACGGCCCCAGGTTGCTGCTCTCGATGATGTATGCCTGTGCCTTGGGTGGCTTGCCCCAATACTGCCCCCATTCCAGTGCGTTGTATGTAGCAGCAGAACATTGGTCTTGCGGCCATGCACCGGGCGCGTTGCCCGCTATCACGAGCGACCACCGTTGGCGCTCTATTCCAGCGCCCACACACTGATTAGGTTGAGTGTCGTCCAGGTACACACCGACCTGGGTGCCCATGAAGTAGACGCCGCTGGTCATGTTGGGATCGTAGGGCGTGATTGTTGCGCCACCGATGCAGAGCGTCATCAGTAGCGTTGCGCAGAAGTGACCGACCAGTGTGAATAGTGATGACATCTGGTTACAAAAAGGGCCGCCAAATGGCGGCCCCTGATGTTGATTTTGGTTTGAAGGACTAGAGTGTCCAGGTGACTGCAGTACCGGTACCGAGGCCGCTGATGTCCAGCTTGCCCGGAGCGGCGTTCGAGTCGCTCTTGAGGATACGAGCCAGACCGCGAGAGTTGAGCACGAGCATTCCGATCAGCTCGTCCATCACCCAACCCTTGTAGAACTGCTCGACCAGGTGGTTCTCCTCGACGTCGAGTGAGTACATGACCGGCATGACACCGACGAACTCGGGCTCTGCGGTCAAGAAGACCTCGCCCTGAGGAACGATGATGCTGCGCTGGATCTGGAACTCACCGAATGAGGTGATCTTTCCACCAGAGAAGACCTCGTCCTTGAAGCGGAAACCAGTGACGTTGAGGTCCCAGGTGTAGAGGTCGCGAATGTCGGCCGGGTGGGCTAGCACGCGACGTGCCTCTAGCTGGTTGATCTCGATCATGGTGACCGCCGAGTAGAAGTCGGACGGCTCTAGCGGGTTACCTGCGCCAAGGAGCACGGTGTGCTCGTTGGTCTCGCCAGCGGGACCGGCTGCGATGCCTGTTGCCAGTCCACCGGTCGGTGCAAGACCGACAGTGTTACCAGCGGCAAGCGTGGTACCGAGGTTGACGATAGCCTGCTCAAGAAGGAGGATCAAACGAGCGTCCTCCTGCTTCTGGATTGCCTGACGTGTCTCGTCCTGTGCGTACTCCACAGCGTTGACACGTAGGAAGTACAGGTCTTCCTTGCGGATCCTCGGGAAGGATGCGATACGGAAGAGCTGCGGGAAGGCTTGCTTGCCTTCAAACGGCGTGATCTTGACCTCAGCGTCCGTGCTGTTCAGCACGTAAGCCATACCCATGTCGTCAAGGATGTCGTACGGCATGAGCGGTCCACGCTCAAGGGTGTCCTCAACGAGGACGTTCCGGACGATACCCTCGTAACGAAGGCGGATCTGGATCGGGCCGATCATGCCCTGGCCGATTCGGCGCAGAGCGTTGGACTTGTCGGCTAGAATAGCCTCCAAGCGGCCAGCCTTCTGAGCCCGTGAGAGCTTCGGAAGACTTGAGAGGTGCTGCTCATAGTCCGATGAAGCAACAGCCTGTCGTGTGAATGAATGTTCCATGACTGGTTGTTCTCCTTAGACGAGTAGCTGAATTCGGAGGACAGCAGCGCTGATCCTCTGGATGACGCGGGCAACCGGGACAGTCGCTGAACCAATGGTGCTGGTCAGACGAGAGTCGGCACCGCAGTACAGGTTGACCTGAACGCCAGCACCAGCGGCAGCGATTGCTGCAGCAAGGCCTGTGTCGTTCCACGCCGGAGCGAGTAGGTCATACACTGAGTCGGGACCCTGCCAAATGCCGACCTGGTTGGAAGTTCCAACGTTGTCCTC